CTCAAAGCGAACCACGTCACAGGTATCCCTACACATTGGCCTAAGATTTACTATGGTCAGGCTCGTGCAAATTTGAATCTAAATAGGACCTACAGGAACACTAACGTTAGTGCCCTCCCCGATGGGGCCTACCTGTATCTGATCGAGTACAACCCAGAGACTAATATGTACCATAAGAGTTTCGTGATGGTCATTAATAAACTCGAGTCGGGTTCACGTCATTTTCAATTACCAATTAGAAACCAAGGCCGGGTCATAGTGGCAGCCGGTGAGCTTTCCAAGAAGGGCTCTCAGATCATTTTCAATTTAGAAAGTGGAACATACACCCGTAACCTTATGAACAAGACCAGGAATTACATGGGCGAAGCCAATTATATCAGGCTGGTTAAAAACGCTCTTCGCACAAACCGTCCCGGTGTCAATTTTACAGCAGTCAAGAACATACTGGTCCCTGAAATTCCTGGCAATTTGAGAAACTTGATGGCCCGCGGGAATGTGAGTTTCTACTTTGGCAATCCGACGAATAAAACTCGGAACCGCGTCTTGGCCAATTTGAGAAAGGCTGGACTGTCCGTCAATAGCGCAAGCAATTTGATTCGCAAATTAGTTGAAGGTGAAAAAACAAGTTCTCCCCCCGCCACGCTAGGTAAAAGGGCACGGAACAGTAAGACAAATGGCGGAGTGGTCCGCCGGAGTGGCCGCGGACCACCAGTACCAAGAGCTTGAAAATAACCTGCTTTACACATTTCTCCCACAGTTCTTGGTCAATATCAATGCCAACTATTGGCAAGAACTTGACAGTCTACCGGACGACACGTGGGACCATTTAAGATATGGTATCCGGGATGAGTTTGAAACAACCATAGCCAGATTCAGAAACAACGGCCGTGTAATTCACATTCTGGACAGAATGCAACACGCGATGTATTGGGGCCTGCGTGGGTATTTCGCAGTACCATTCCCCGGTGGAAGATTGGATGCCCATCTCGACACTGCGTTCACATTCATCCTCACCGTCTTGACTCCATTTTACGTGGAAATTCGTACAGAGATGGTCCAGGTGAATTATGTAGCACACAAGATACAGACCTATTGGCGCGAGTCAAACGCGAACCCGGGGTATCTCTTGTGCAGACGGCGGCTCATGCATGAGTATTTAGAGAATAGTGCAGTGTAACTGTCATGTACTGGTTTCTCTTGAAGATCCTGGCCCTTACATTCTTACCCTTGCCCATTCACCCCAAGCTCACACGTCCCGACCCCAAAAAGAACTTTTGGACGTTTGAGTGTGACGAGTTCAAGTCGCCTTACGAATTAGCCAAATTGGTCTACTCGGAACGGCATCAGGCCTAGAAATAGATGACATGGTCTGGTTCCAGACCTCTGAAGACTGCACACCCACATCACGCGACGGTGGTTTCCGAGTCCACCCCAGTGCCCCCAAGATTCCAAGGGTAATTCCAATGAATACTTCGTACATAACCTAAAAATTCGTGTCTTGTCTAAGCCAACGCGAGCCTGGCGAAGGTGGAATCACCAAAAATTCACCGCCGCCAGTCCATACGTCCACGCGAGATGGCCCTTGAGTACCGTGTCCTGCCGTGCATCTCGGAGACCCTGGCGGGCACCAACTCCCTCTTTGTGAACCCCGTGGAGGCCACGACCCCATATGTCCAGATGGGTCGCAACATCTACAAGTGTGTCCCGCACCCCAAGGTCGACCGCGGGACGGTCTGCATGAACGCCATCGCGCGCCGGAGCATCTACCCGGCCCAGAAGGTCATTTTGCGCGACTTTACGGCCACCAACGTGCCGACCATCAATGACCTGGCGGTCCGGGCCGAGCCGGTCAAGACGGGCCAGCCCGATGTGGCCCCGGCTGACCTGGCCAATATTATCCGCAATAACCTGGATGGCCACATCGTCAGCCTTGACCAGAAGTTCACCTTCATGGTGCACGGCTACTTCATCCTGGTGACAGCGACCGGCGCCAACGTGCAGGGCTTCGTGAACTCTTCGACATCTGTGAACATGATGTGGCAGCCTTAAAGCGAAGTGAAGTTATATGTGTAATATGGTAGCACCTCGGACCTTCACACAGCTCCGTTATGTCAAATATCTCGAGTCCCAGGCCCCTATCATCGTAAGCACAGGTCCCGCAGGTACAGGTAAGACCCTCCTGGCGTGTCACGCCGCCACCAAGGCGCTCATGTCGAAAAACGTCTCCCGTATTATTCTTACGCGCCCGGCGGTGAGTGTCGACGAGTCCCACGGGTATCTACCCGGTGATCTCTCCAAGAAAATGGAGCCCTGGACCAAGCCCATGTTTGATTCCCTACACCGTTGGTACTCGCCAAAGCAGATTTCATCCATGATTCACGATGGTCATATTGAAATTTGCCCCCTGGCTTATATGCGTGGTCGGACGTTTGATCATGCTTGGATCATTGGTGACGAGATGAAGAATTCAACTCATAGTCAGATGAAGATGCTTCTGACGCGAATTGGCGAACGCTCCAAGATGGTTATAACCGGGGACCAGAAGCAGCACGACCGTGGATTCGAGCATAACGGTCTTTCTGATTTGGTCGGGCGAATTGGCGAGTCCGATAGTGTCAAGTTGGTTGAGTTCACTGAGGAAGATGTCATCCGAAACCAGGTCATCAAAGAAATTCTGCGGATGTACGACACAAAATTCGTGTCTTGACGGCGCCTAAGACCCTGTGTGGTCTAGACATCCACCCAACAAACAACCATGGCTTCCATCCTTTCCATCCTGTCCCGCCTCGATGCGACTACCAGCCGGCTCGAGAAGGAGGCGATTCTCAAGGCTCACGCGACCGACCCCGTCTTCAAGGAAGTTTGTCGCTTGACCCTTGACCCTAATGTCAACTTCTATATCAAAAAGCTTCCAGATGCGGGTGTGGCGCGCGATGGTGCTGACACATGGACCCTGAGTAAGGCTCTTGAATCTATCGAAAAGCAGCTTGCGACGCGCGAGCTGCGCGGAAACGCCGCTACGACCCACGTCCACCGGCTCTTGACGTGTCTCGAGTCGGACGACCAGGAGGTGCTCCGCCGCGTTCTGGGCCGCAACCTCAAGTGTGGTGTGAGTGACGCAACGGTCGAAAAGATCTGGCCGGACCTGAAGCTGACGTACCCGTGCATGCTGGTCAGCCCTATGGATGCCAAGACCAAGGTGGCATTCCCGTGCACTGTGCAGACCAAGATGGACGGCATGCGGTTCAACGCGCACGTGGAGGACGGCCAGGTGAGCTTCCGGTCGCGTGCGGGCAAGGAGCTAGAGCTGGCAGGCCTGCCTATTGAGGCGGATTTCAAGCGGTTTCCGGACGGTGTCTACGATGGTGAGCTTCTGGTGGCGAACTGCGACCGCAAGACTGGCAACGGTATCTTGACCAAGTTCCAGAAGGGCACAGGCAAGGCGAGCGATGGCCAAAATATCCACGCCCAGCTCTGGGACCTTATCCAGAACGACGCCTTTGAGAAGGGCACCTGGCCGGTCGAGTATAGCAAGCGCTTCGCGCTGCTGTCGGCGCGCATGTCTGGGGTCGAGCCCAAGACGATAGGCCTGGTCCCCACGTGGACTCAGGTGGCGACCCTCGAGGAGGCGCAGAGCATCTACACGGCCCAGTTGGCCAAGGGTGAGGAGGGCATTATCCTCAAGGATCCCAAGGGTCCGTGGGAGGACAAGCGCGTAAAGCACCAGGTCAAGATGAAGGCCGAGCTCGAGGCGGACCTGAGGGTCACTGGGTTCCTCCCGGGCTCGGGCAAATTTGCGGGCAAAATTGGCTCCCTACTTGTCGAGTCGGCTGACGGCAAGGTGAAGACAGCGGTCGGCACGGGTCTGAACGACGAGCAGCGGTCCCTGCCCTTCAGCGAATTCGAGAACAAAATTGCGGCCATCAAGTACAACGCGCTCATCACGGACAAGAAGACGGGCGCCGTCATCCTGTTTCTGCCGGTGTTCATCGAGGTCCGGGAAGACAAGTCGGAGGCTGATATTATCTAGTGTTATAGTAACATGCCTTCCCCTATGAACGTTAATAACCGCCAGATGGACAACCTTATCACCGCCCTGGCCCTGATGAGTCTGCACACCACCCCCATGAATGTCAACAACCCCAAGAAGCGCAAGAGCCCCAACACCCGGCGCCGCGCCAACGGCCAGCGTTCAGCTAAAAGAGCTAAGCACTAAGTAGGTAAGATGCTTAGATATTTGTACTACAGGGGATATTTCCCTTTCCATTTCTTCTTGTCGCCATTCAGGCGTGTTTGGAGCTGCCCCGAGTTAGGAGGCTCGCGACGGTCCGCTTCTTAGCCGGGCTACTCGTGCAAAAAACTCCCAAATTTTACCGTATCATAAAGTAATGAGCCAGTTTCTGGTATATGTTGACTCGAACAACAGAAACCAGCGCCTGTACCCAAATTCAAATGCATTCACGCTGTTTTTAACACAGCCCATAAAGAACATCACGAAGGTTGAGGTCCTCTCGGCCCTACTTCCGAACGTTTTTAGCTCTCAGTTCATAACGCTCGACATATTGGAACTGAGGACCCCTTTCAACCTTACTGA